GCTAGATCTCCACCTGCTAACATAACACTATACTCTACCGTGCCTGAGTTAGTTGAATCATGCCCTCCTGAAACGCACAACCCACTAGCTCCCGAACTCATAGCGTAGCCTGTAGTAGTTCCTGGACTCCCTGACATCACCATATTGACATAACCAGAAACATCCATAGAACTAACTTCATTAAAAAATCCGAATGTATCAAGTGCAACATCTCGCTGAACAATCTCTTCATTCATTATAAGTCTAGCGGTAGCTTTCTCCATAAGTCCTTGAGTTGAGCTTCCTATGGGAAAAGCTCCTAACACGCTTTGTGCTAGTCCTAAAGAAGATGGGTAATGTTGAGTACCGATAGAGGAGAACACAGTCGCCTCCATCATCCCACTTCCAATTGCAGAGGGTAAAAAATTAACGTGCTGTCCGTTTCCAGGGAACACACTACTAACTGCAACATCAACCCCAGACCCTGCAAAACTAGCAGCAACACTTGTATTATGCTCTAATACTCTGGAAGTTGGGTTCGGTGACTCAGGGAGTCCCGCATCAGGGATATAGGAACCCCCTGTATTTTGCAGTCCAATCGCTGCGGGACCAGAACTAGCCCCGAAGCCAGCGGTTTCGAGGAGAGTAACAATATACTCAATTTTATCCGCATTTAGATATTGAGCATTTCTAGTTGATTTATTAAACGCATCCGAACCTGTTCCAAACGATATAGCTTGAATCGTATAGTTAGATGAATCTAGAATAGATGAGGTCGCATGGTCTGCGATACCAGACAGAGAAGGAGATACTGTCATAATCTCGGCTAATAGCTCTCCTGCCCCATCCACTAACATGTTGGGTTCTGTATAAAGGAGTGAGTCTCCTTGCCAAATTTCTACTTCACCGCGCATTAGTTATCAAACTCCACATTTGTATAATTTAAGTAATTACTTTGTGTCGTGACCCCAGGGGTCCAGTCGGGTTGGATTCTATAATTCAATCTACTACCGCCGCTAAGTTCCAAGGTTCCTGAAGTAATTGTTGCATCTCTTGATGCTAAATTAGTAGCATACACTCCTGTACCTTGTCCTATCAATCCATTATAGAACTTTAAAGTATTAAGAAGTTGATCTTTGTCTAAGTAAAGCTTATCTTCTTTAACAAAGGGTCGATGAGGAATACCACTTGTCTCGATCCCATGTCCCGTTCCGATAGCTACGTTTTCTCTCTGGGTTACATCTTGAAGCTCTATAGAATCAAGTAGGAGATACTTATCAGAATTGTTATTAGGAACAAAGAAGACTTCCACAATATAATTGGTATCATCCATATTAACTTGTTCTGTAATTTTATAGTCCTTATTATCAATAGGGATAATGTCTAAGTACTCGAAATTATTATGGTTAGTAAAGTTCTTAGTATCAAACTCTATCTCAAAGTTTTCAAAATATTCATCCTTAATATTATTAAGTGTCTTATTATTTATTTCTATATTGGACTCTGAATAATTGCCTAAGCAGTATTCAGCCTCTACAGTAGGTACGTTTGTTTCGAACTTATACCTGTGTGATAAAGAATTTTTAACAATAGGGATGGAAATCCTGCTTTGATCAATAACTTCCCATTTCTGTTTTGGAGTCCAAGTCCAAAGGATCCCATCTACTGGTTGGGTATGAATCCATACTCCTAACTGACCTCCCCCTAATACAGGAGAGTTTTCCTCGGCTACTAAAGCTTTAATGTTTAATTTAAACTTATGATCCTTAATGAAGTAGTTTCTTCTAGCCCCGTAAGCTGAGAGGTCGAATCTAATCCTAGGAAGAGCCCCTACTGATTTGCACTTAATAACTGTATTGGAAATTAAAGGATTATCCATGCCTTTAACAGCAGTAGAAGGGTCTAATTTAAATATAGTAAACTGATTAGCGGCAGGGGCTCCTGATATATCGCAGAACTCAATTCCGCTTAGAATCGCTGGGTTCCTCCAATCTGCGTTAAACACATTCCCTTCTACCCAAGACCCAGACAGAGGGATAACTGTTTCTGCTGGGGTGTATGCGCTGAAAGAGCCATTGCCATCTTCATTCCAAACATTAGTTATATTGATAGCACTAGCACTATAGACAGTTGGAGCAATCATATTTCCTACAGCAGATCCAGCGATATCAAAATCACAATTAAATAAGCCTTTGCCAAACACTTGAGCAATAATATTGCCTCCAGTTTTATTGACCTCGGTTAACCCAAGAGGATGCTTTGCAAAATACTTACAATAGTCGCGGTGGGTCTTTTGAAGTCCAGAACCAAATTTAAAGTTCTCGTAGTCAGCAAAGGAGTTTATAACATACCCATCTGCAATGGAAGAATTTGCCAAACTAGTTATAGAATCCTTCCAATAATCGTCACTAACTATAATAGGAGTCGATACGGGAGTTGGTGAAGGAACGATTACATTAGCTTCAACAAACTCACCTTTAACTATCTGAGTACCCCAAATATGGAAGTTTCTCTTTGTTGGAGCGGCAGTTTCAGTTGGATCAATTTGAAACGAAAGAAACACATTGTTACTCCAAGGGCTCCTCTTTAATTTAAATCTAAGCTCATACCAAGAAGGATTTGAAGGCATCTGAGTAAATGTAACCGCAGAATCTCCAAAAGTTAAAGGAGTAGGAGCGGGACCTTCACCCCCACTAGTCGTGTGGTCAATAGCGCCCGTATCTAACCTACAGTCTGCCGTTATATACTCTGTGTAGGGAGGGTATACATGATCGGGTGGATCTGATGCCTGAGGGTAAGTGGCTATAAATGAAGCGTGTACTCTTACTGTTTTATCAGTATGGGTACTACCATCTCCTACAGCCATGCAAGTTCTAAATGTGTAATAATCATCAGGGTTATCAATAGCTAACTTTTCATCGGTTAGTCCTCCGTATGGAGCGGTCCCTGGTATTTCCCCGTAAACGACTCCATAGCCATAGCCAGGGGTTCCCCAATCCAACTCTAATAAATCCGCTGTGATTGTTCCGTCTGGAGCGACAGCGTTATTAAGTGTTCCACTAGCGATATTCTGGAGTGGCCAGCCTTCCGTCTCATACCAGCTATTCCAAGGACCCCCACTTATACTTAGAGAGTAAGGTACTATATTATCCCACTGATTTGCTAAGTAAGTACTTACAGGGGGTATTGCCGAGTAAGTGTTTACTTCCTCTTCCGCACTATTAAGTATAACCCCAGCATTATATCTAGCCTTCGCTTCAAAAAGCTCATGCATGGTATTGTAGATTAGGGGAACTTGTCCTCGATCTACATATCGTGCTGTAGCTGAAGCTACCTCAGGCATCTTATTATTTGAACCTAATGCATTCAAGCCCCTATAAGGGAACGTGGCACTTGTATCAATTCCAGAGAATGCATTTGTAGAGTTTAATTTCTCACATTCATCCCAAACTCCTGTGGGGTCAATGGGATCACTGACAGGGTGGAACTTGCCAGCAGACGCAACGTAACCGAGTGTAAGCTCTCCAAGGGACGAGGCGAATGAGTGTTCAAGCGTGGAGGGATCGTAGCTTACAGGGCCGTTGAAGCCCGTCCTGTCGTAGTATCCTTCATGGGGGAGCAGGTACTTGAGATTTCGCCTTCTTAAAGCTCGTCTTCCTACGGTGGAGAGGGCAACAACACTTGCGGTCGAGCTTAATAAGTTATCAATTATTTGATCAGCTTGGGCTCGTTTAAAAGTGTTAGCTTGATCTCTACCCCCGCTTGAATCTTGATTTCCATCGCCTCCACCACTATCGAATGCCATCGCAGTTCCACTAAACTCAAAGTTGCCTAGAACAGAAGCGGAGGTATACAAAGCTCTTGTATCATCTTTATCCAAACCTGCGTACTGAAACTTGGCACTTGAGGCTGAAAAATCATCTACTGCACTCGCTGTAAGGTTTACCCTAGTAATTGCGTGTCCTGGAGCAAACTCTCTAGCAATCCTGGATGCTTCAAAAAGTGCGTATTTCCCATCACCCTCTAAGGTAGTTTTTGAAAAATCAAAAGAAGCATCTTTAAAGTTAATAAATAGGTGAGAAGATTTTCCATTCCATAGGTTTAGAAGGTTCTTCTCGTAATCTGAAATACTAAGCATTACACTATCAAAGTTTGAAGGAACTTGGACAGAACTAAACAGCATAAGCATCTCGTTTAATGCACCTAGATCGGACTCATCAGTAACGGCACTACTTAGAACGTAGTTGCCCACCTCGTCTGCAAAGCTATCGGTTACGTTAAAACACTTTAACCTCTCTACTAAAAAAGCTACTAGGTCGGCTGTAAGGGTACAATCTCTATAGTATTTAACATCATCGAAGGGAGGAATAGGATAGTTAGTCCTTCCTCTATAATTAAATAGGAAATTTAGATCACCTTTAGGTTTTAGGTATACAGGTCTACTGCCTAGAGCAGCGTGTGTTAAACCTTCCATGTACACCCCATAACCTAAAGCTCCAAGCCCTGTTGCCGCCTCAAAAGCTAAACTTTCTCCAAACAAGTCAGCATTCAACTTTTTAGATTGGAATTCATTACTTCCACTTGCATGAAAGTGGAATGGTTTCATAGTATCCTCACCAATAATGGTATAAGTTTCTTCCTCATTCCCAAGAATATCTACATTTACAAGAGTTGGGGGATTAAATCTTTTCCCATGAAAAAGGAAGTTATCGGGGAATTCTTTGTATATATCTAAGAGAATATTATCTACGACCATCTTTATATTCTCTTCTAAACTACTAGTGCTATATGTGAATACTCCCGCTTCTTCTGCCCTACCAACAGTCCAAGTGTCTAAATTTCTAAATTCTGGGGATTCAGTACCTAAAGCATACCAGATAAGGAAGGGGAGATAGGATTCCCAAAGCTCTTCAACTTTTCCAGACACATCGAATATAGAGTCTGTAATTAAAGCATTAATAGATGCTTGTATAGATGCTATAGTTCCCTTAGACTTGTATAAGTCCATAGCAATTCGAAGTTGATGTCTCCACTTAGATGCTGCATTTCCTCTAAGCTTAAATCCAATTAAGTCGGCAATATACTGTAGTTGGTCTGGTTTAACATTCTCGATATCATAAATCAATCCGATGTTCTCTACCTGATCACTTATATCAGCAAAGTTATATCCTAATAGATTGGAGAACTTTCGGTATGGGCCTTTGGATGATCTATTCTCTAATTTTATATTGGCATCTATATAACTATTGAATGCGTCCTGAACGGTAAAATCCTGTTCATCAATATACAACGGGGAATACACAACATCCACTAAGGTTTGCAAAGCTTCTAGTTTTTGAGTTCCACTCGTATAAGTAGGTAATACTCCTGCACTAGATTCAGTTATTCCATCGGCTATTCCTGAAACGAAATTAGAAGGGAGATAAGAACCAAAAGAGCAAGTCTCATTATTCCTCCATAAATATTCTACTAAACCTTTGATACCATCAATAGTCTCTAAGGAGTTACCTAAGTAAAGGCTGTTGAGGGAACTGAGAACGAAGCTTGAGGGAGAATAGGTTAACCCTCCATTGGCAGAGGTATTCAAGAAATACATCCATCCTAAAGCATCAACTAAGTAATTATGAACACTACTAGGATCAGTGCTATTAGTTAAAGAAGATAACGTAGTAATGTTAGCATTTAACTGGTTCTGAACTCCCGCAGCGGGGATTATCATAGGAAGAAGTGTTCCTGATAAGTAATTATTAAAATCTGCGCTTGTATCGAAATTGGCTAAGGTCGAACTTAAAGGAAGTAGGATCTTGCTTTCGAAATCAAAAGGGCTAATATTAGTCAGTCGGTTTTGCTTTACAAAGTACTGGGAAATTCCCGTTATACTATTCAAGGTACTTGTTTGAGTATCTTGGACAGCGGAGAGAGGGATCACCGTGCTGATATTATTTGCAACATTCAGGTGAGAATTAATGACCTGAGATACTGGGTTTAATTCAGTACCACTAAGTTTCAAATCCTCCGTCTTATATATTTCAGGAGTAATAATCTCAATAAGTTCTACAAAATTTGTCTTGGAGTACTTTCTAGGATTAGGAGTATATTTGTTATCGGCCATTACGTTAGTAATTCTATATTAATCGTTAAGTTATTCAACTGAATAATCTCATTAAAATCCAACGTAATATCTTGTTCTACATTATCAATAGTTGAGAATCGAACTTCTTCAACTTCGAAAATCTCTCTATTTAGCTCTGCGATGGAAAAGTCTTCACCAAAGGTTCTATTGTCAACATTCATATATGTTAGAATCTTGTCTCTTACCTTTGCTTGGATTTGGACTTGATTTTGTTCGTCTGCTTGATCGATCCTGATCGTTGTAACTAAGTCTAAAGTTCTAATTAAACCATCAACGATAACAACATCGTCGGTAGCCATCTTCTTCTTACTAATAGCGTTTAGTAGTTGAGTCTTAAAATTGGAAGTAGCTCTTTGAAGTTGATAGTCCGAAGCTTTTTCTAGGACATAAATATCAATAACATTGGCAGAGGAATATGCTTGACGAACAGCGGCGTTAGCCTTCCCTACTGTTCCAAACGTACTAATGAACGTGTTAGCAAATACTGTATAATCTTCTAAGGTTACTACCCTATCTTGTCGCCTGAATTCTAATGGAGCATACTTCTTAGCATGATCCACAGTCTCCGCATTAGATCCACCAGTGGACTTTGAGACATTGGTAATAGATACAGTCTGTCCTGGAGATCCATTAACCTCTGCGCTGATACTTGTGTTAATTGAGTTCTTTGCTAGGTTTCCTCGGGATCCTCCCCCAATTCTGTAAAACACGGTATAAGAAGCCGTATCTTCTGGCGAGATGCCAACACTTCCATCACCAAAAATAATGGTTCCATTATAATCGTCATCATAAACCATTTCAAATATTTTATCAGACGATCCAGAAGCAAAGTAAATATTTGGGACTTCCGTATAAGCCCCCTCCATAGAAGCGGAATCGGCGGTAACGTAAACCTGAACACTTCCCTCTACAATGGGTCCTTGTGTTAATTTTATGGTTTTAACAGCTTCTGTTGCTGCAAAGCTACCTGCATCCTTAACGAGAGCCCCTTCCTGTAGAACTAGATTTTCAAATACTTTTTTATCCGCACCCAAAGCTTCAGAGGCAGCACATACAATATTTCCATCAGTATTAGTTATGTCTACTAACCCATTGACAACCTTATACAAAGTGAAGGTAAGTGCAGCACCGTCTTGAGGGGAGACAGTCTCTATAACACGGTCAGCTACTGCGATTGTCATATCTCCTGTGACTTCACTTTCTGTTGTAGCCTTTGCGTCTGCTGCTGCCGATAAGGGGCCTTTCATGCTAATGCCAATTAGTTGTAACAGCTTTTTAACACTAGATCTTTGGTTAGCCGTAGCCAAGAAGTTCTCATTAGCAAGCATGTCTGCTTTCATAGACATGACAGAGCCCATGTAAGCTATAAGGTCAATAAACATCATACCTAGATCAGATTCAACAAAGTACTTATAGTCTGAAGGATAGACAGCTTTGGAATAATCAATCAAAGAGTTTCTTAAAGTTAAGAAATCTGTTGCAGCAAAATTAATAAGTGAAGGTCTTTTGTTAACAGGTATGTTTGCTAACTTCATAAAGTCTGATGCTATAGTTCCCGAAAAGTTCATGATATGTCTACCTCAACATCAAATATTTCTAAATCAGCAGTATCTAATTTTAAGGATAGTATTACCTTAAGTGAGTTTCCTCCTGCTGGTCCGAGGTCCCCCATTGGAAAGACGGAAAGTTTTGCTATACTTGCACCTACAATATAATTCTTAAATGAGTATTGAATCTCTCTCTTAATACTCTCAAACGTACTCTCATCTAAAGGTTGAAATAAATATCGACGAAGGTTACACCCAAAGTTCGGGAGCATTATTCGCTCGCCCCTCTCCGTCTTAAGCAGTTGGTGAACCGCATCTTTAATCATACTAACGCCTGTTGTCTTTGAAAAAATCCCACCATCGTTAGCTGTCCCTAAGGGAAACCTTAAGCCGTAAACTTCTTGTCTCTTAGAAGTTGGGCCTTGTTCTATGTATCTGGGAGAAGTTTTTCCGTATACAGTTACAGTTTGGTTAGCAGCCATTAGATCTTAATATTTTTGAAGAAGCCTTGTTGAGCTTTGTAGTTTTTCAAAACCTCTCCATTATCTAGGGGTCTAGAGTAAAACTTTAGGCTACCGACATGCCCACGAAGCGCACTTGTAATACCACCTCGATCCCCGCCCATGAAGTTGCCATTTTTATACATTCCATCGGTGTACCCTCCACCCACAATCCAAGGGCTGTAGAAAGTATTCAATAGGGGACCTTGTTTTAGGATATCAGGACCATCGACTGTTGTGGATGAGTATTGGAAGCTATTATCTTTCTTGAAATTAGGCAAGTTAGGGGGAATCCCTTCCTCCGATCCAAATACTTCAGCCACAGAAGAGGTTGCCACAAGGGATCCATCTGCAAACATTTTAATGGTATCATTAATTGGATCACAGGATATGTCGATCAAAACGAATTGTGATGACACGTTTCCGAAATCTGTCGCGGAAAGATCTACTTTCATCTTATGGAACGTAGGGTTGGCTTGGCACTCATCACTATTAATCCAAGAAGCTGCTGATGCGTCTCTAGATTGCGTGGGGGCTATGAAGAAACTTAATGAGGA